TTAATGCTCCGTTAAGAGTAAGTGATGCAAATGTTGGGCTAGAAGTTGTTGCAATGCCCTGTGGTAGAGACAAAGTAACAGAACCAGTTGATGCAGTTGTAGAAATTTGATCTGCAGTTCCTGTGATGGTTCTAACACCTTCGTTTGTAATTGTTAAACTATCTGCACCTGCGTTAATTGATACGCTAACACCCGTTCCACCAGTAAATGTAAATGTATCTGAAGATGAATCTGGAGTTGCGCTGTTTGAACCATCTGTGAATGTTGAGAAGGTATTAAATGTTGCATCTCCAACCAAAGCAATTGCCTTAGAAGTTGTAGAATCATTTACATACCACTTGTCTGCTGTCTCATCCCAGTATAGAGATGCGTTTGCTGAAGTACCACGCTCAACTTCAATACCTGCGTTTGTTGATGGGGTGCTTGTTACATTGCCATTTAGAAGAATAATATTATCTTCAATAGAAAGCGTTTCTGTATTAAGAGTTGTGGTTGTACCGTTAACAGTTAGATTACCAGTAACTGTTAGGTCTTGACCAATTGTTACGTTATCTGGAAGACCAATTGTAATTGATCCAGTTGCAGCAGAAACTTCAATTTCATTTGCTGTTCCAGTAAGTTGTGTTACACCAGTGTTTGTTACTGTAATTGTATCGCTTGATGTAGCAGCAACAAGAGAAACACCAGTGCCAGCAGTAAATGTGACAGTATCATCATTTGAGTCTGCTACAACTGTTGCCCCACCAGTGATTGCAATATTCTTGAAAATATTTTGTGAAGAACCTTTGTCATCGTTTGCTAGAACAATTGTTGAACCTTCTCCAATTGATCCAGTGATTGAAAGTCCTGAGCCAGATGTAACAGATGCTACATAGTTACCTGTTGTGTCTGTGCCAAGTGCAACAGAGTTTGTTGCAATAGATGCGGTAAGAGTTGCGTTTGCAAGATCTGTAATTGTTACAGAACCTGAAAGATCTCCACCAAGTGTAATTGTAAAATCTGCAACATCAAAATCTAGTGTATTATCTGCATCATCGTATGTTACGGTAATGCCAGACTCTGTATTGCTTGTTACCATTGCGCCTACGGTATCAGCAACATACTCTGCTAGAAATGACGTTGATGCTTCTGTAAGAACGTTTTGACCGTTAACGGTAGCCGTACTACCTTCAACAACTAAACCATTCTTAATTCGGAAGGCTTTGTCGACTGTCGCCATTTTTTATCTCCTTATAAGGGTCATGCCTTAAGACCAGTGCGGTAATACCTTATGGTCATAGGCGTTAAGACGGGGGTAACCGTCATGCTAATTGTACCAGAACTTAATGATGCTGAGATTGTCCCAACATCACTAGCATTGTTCTTAACAGAGCCGTACTCTGTTATGTTTTGATTGGTACCATCAAAAACCAAGTTTATTTCAGTACTTCTATATGATGAAGATCCAGCATGAGAAAGTTGAAGCAAATACTTTACAGTTCTCCAAACCGTAGTATCTATTGTGTCAAATACTAATGGAGTTTCTATGCCATTGATTGTTACGGAGTTGTTTCCATCCCCGCCGAGAGAATCGGCACGGTAGGAAGTAGTATCAATTAGATCCACGAAATCCTGTTGTGTTGGCCTATCGCCAGTTTCAAACTTAGTTTTCAGGGTAGTAATCGGGACAATTGCCATAATGTTGATTATATCACAAAATAAGGTTTCTATCTGATATAGAAATTAGTGCCAATAATAGCAACACCGATACCAGCAGCCCCAGATCCACCAGCAAGCGATAAACCAAGAGTTTCAAACTGTACTCTAAATGGCAGTATTTGTTTTGGTTTTACTCTTGGAGATAAATCTTTTAATTTAATTATCCTGCGTGTTTCCCAGGTCTGTTCAAAAGTTGCATTTCTCATGATGTTGGATCTGCTGTAATATCATCAATAATAATCATTTTACCTTTAGCAAGAGTCCAAACACGATCAGTATCAGAAATTTGAATATCAAACTCATCATCGGTTTCTAATGCTTGAGAATCAGAACTTGAAAGGGAAACTGTAAAACTACCAGTAGCATCGTCATCTTCAGTAATTGTTGGAGTTAAAGCAACTATGGTTTCTGTGCTAGTAGTACCAGTTCTAACAATGTCCATAGCAAGAGTCCAAGTAGACAAATCTAATGGGTTACGGTCATCATCTTCTACGTATACACGAAATGAAGCAGTATCTCCACTAACTACCGTCCAAGTAATCGTAGGTGGCTCAGAACCAATCGAATAAGCACTGCTACCAGTGTTTCTATAACTTGTCATGACAAACCTTCCTTAAGTGCTCCCCATGTACCATTGCCTTTATTTGCACCAACTATAATTATACCTGATGCTGCTGCTTTTGCTACCACGCCAATTACGCCACCACCACTTGTTGGTTGTGCATTTGTAAGACCTCCACCTGCTGCAACATATAATCTGTCTCCAGCAGAATATGCAGAAGTATTAACATCGCTAAAAATTCCATTAACAATAATTACACCATCAGAACCATTTGTAATTGCTGCTTGTGCAAGACCAACCACAGGAAATGTTGCTGATGTATTTGCGTCTGATTTTGTAATGCGTGGTTTTGTTGCACCAAATCCAGAAATATAAACTGGAGATGCTTTTGCAATAGTTGCACCAGTATTATTAACAACTTCTAATGTATGATATGGAAGTCCGAGGGTAGGCAGAATAGCATCAATTGCTTCTGCTAAATCTTGAATATCACCGTGTACATTTACTGGATCAGATGCGACGGGATAAGGTAAATCATACGTAATTGTTTCGCCAGATGCCATAGTTCTTATATTATAGCACTTCCATAACTTGACTAAATACGATTTTTTGTGTTATACTAGGTGCATAGCACCGTTATGGTGCTATTGCGTTTCTAGGAGGAAAACTTGAGAGACAAGAAAATACTATCGGGGGTTCTTACAACTGCGTTTTGTTTGGTTATGGTTTTAGGACCACAAGCAAACTCTTTTGCTAAGAATAACTTATCTAGTGAGGTTAATCAATCAGCCAATGCCGCCGCTCACAAAGCGGCTCTTTTGCTAATTAAGCCTAACAAAGACAAGGTACTTGAAAAATATGAGAATGCTACAAGTTTAACTGACAGCCAGTTGGTTGAATTACTAAAGGCGGTAGGGTTCAAAGGACAAGGGCTAAAAATGGCCTGGGCAGTCGCTAAGGCTGAGTCCAATGGAAGGCCATTCGCCTTCAATGGAAACACCAAAACTGGAGATTCCTCATTTGGTATCTTTCAGATTAACATGCTTGGTACTTTAGGTCCAGACAGACGAGATAAATTTGATCTTGATTTAAATGCCGAGTTATTTAGCCCAGTCAAGAACGCTGAGATTGTGTATCACATGACTAAAGGCGGTACTGATTGGAGTTCATGGTCATCCTATAAAAAAGGTGCTGTGAATAAATGGCTTCATAAATTCCCTGGTTAATTTTAGGGAATAAAAATACCCCGCTATTTTTTAGTAGCGGGGTTATTTTTTAAATTCTTATATTACATTGGGTATCTAACAATTACGATACCTGAACCACCTGAACCCGCATTTCCACCGCTTGTCTTTTGAGGACTTCCAGCACCTCCGCCACCTGTGTTAGTTGTTCCAGAATTACCAGCGCCTCCAGCAACTGCTGCTCCTCCTCCGCCTAATCCTGCTGTTCCTCCAACATACAAAGAACCACCACCGCCACCACCAGCATAGTAAGTTGATGTACCTGAGATTGATGTTGCTACACCATTTCCACCGTTTCCACCACAACCATTTCCACCGTCTGGACCTCTTGATGTTGGAATATCTGAAGCATTTTCTCCAGCCTGAGCAGCGCCTCCGCCTCCACCAGACTTAGCATTGTTTCTTCCATTTCCGCCAGAATATCCTTGATTTGACGTATTAGATCCTCCAGCAGCATAATTTAAACCTGAACCAGCACCGCCGCCTGAACCACCAGAGTTTCCTGCTGTATTGTAACCTCCACCATATCCACCACCTGTTGATGTTATAGTTGAAAATACAGAATTGTTACCGCTTGTTCCGTTAGCACCGTCTGAAGTTCCTCCAGCACCGCCTGCTCCAACAGTTACTATGTAATTTGTGTTTGCAGTCAATGATAAAGCAGATTCTAATGAGCCACCACCGCCAGTAGCAGTTACTGTACACCTAAGTCCACCTGCACCACCACCGCCACCACCTTGAGCATGGTTAACATTGTAATAGCCAACGCCACCTCCACCGCCACCTGCAACTACAAGATAATCAACATTATTTAATCTAGTAGTTGGTTGAAATGTTCCAGAAGATGTAAAGGTATGAATTACATACCCGCCAGAAATTGTAACAGTACCACCTAATGCACGAACGGCAGTTAAAAGATTATCTCCACTTGTTCCATATTTTAATGATGATACTGTCATTTTAAAATCATACTCCTATTTATAATATTGAATATCTAACTATTACTATACCAGAACCGCCATTGCCTGAAGTTCCTGAAACTCCGCCACCTACGCCACCACCTGCGGCTCCACCGCCACCACCTGTATTTGCAGTTCCCGCAGTTCCGTTAGTGCCATTGGTAGAAGTTCCACCTGCACCTCCCCCGCCATTACCACCTGCACCGCCACCTGTGTTTCCGCTTGAGTGTCCAGCACCACCTCCACCGCCAGCATAATAAGTTGCTGTTCCAGATATAGAAGTTTGAACACCCACACCACCAGCAGAACCAGCAGTTGTTCCAGCGGTTGTTCCACCAGCACCACCACCACCTGCTCCGCCGCCAGCAGTTACATTTGAACCTGCATATCCTTGATTTGCAGTTCCAGCGGCACCATTTTGTAAATTACCATCTGAAGAACCACCACCACCAGAACCACCAGTATTAGGTGCTTGTTGACGATTTGCTCCGCCACCAGCACCACCACCCGTACATGTTATTGTAGAAAATGCAGAATCACTTCCATTGTTACCTTTTTGATCACCACTAATACCTGCTCCACCAGCGCCTATTGTTACTGTGTATCCAGTTCCCCCTGTAAGTGATAATGCTGATTCTAAAGAACCTCCACCACCAGTTGCTCCAATAGTACAACGAAGTCCACCTGCTCCTCCACCACCACCATTGTTTGCTCCACCACTTGCACCACCTGCTACAACAAGATAATTAACATTTAAATCGGCGGTAGGTGTAAAAGTACCTGACGAAGTAAAAGTATGTACAGCAATAAAATCACCATCAAAAGTAATTGTTCCACCAGTTGCCCTTGCAACTTTAGCAGGTCTATTACCTACTAATAAACTTCTTGTTTTAGTACCTGATCTTAAACTTTTAAGTGCCATGTTTTTTCCTATGCCGCCAAGTATCTAACTATTACTATACCAGCGTAACCAGCAGAACCATTTGTAGATGGTCCACCACCGCCACCACCTGAACCAAAGGATGATGAAGATGAGGCAGCATTACTATTAGTAGCACCACTACCAGCACCAGTTCCACCAGTTCCTTGAATACCACTTACATAGGCACCACCACCGCCACCAGATGAAACTACGGTCATACCAGAAAACGATGTAAAGTTACCGCTTGTAAGATTAGAATCTATATTGGTAAGAGTATAGCCAGCACCACCGTTACCGCCGTTACCTTCGGTAGATCCAGGTGCTCCTACAGTACCGTTAGAACCAGCGGATGTAGCGCCACCACCTCCACCTCCAGAATAAGAAGATGCTTGTGTTCCACCAACACCACCAATATTTGTATTATTTCCAGAAGCAGAACCAGCAGTACCACCATTAGAACTACCGCCACCTGAACCACCAGATAAACCAGCAGTATTATTGGCTTGACCGCCACCACCTCCTCCAAGAGAGGTAGTTGATCCAAACGAACAGTTACTGCCACTAGTACCTCTTGCGTTTCCACTTCCAGCAGCACCACCAGAACCAATAGTCACAGTGTAATTAGTTGTAGTTACGGATGCAGCAGTGAATGTTTTTACTTCACCACCACCGCCACCACCACCAACGTTAGTTCCTCCACCGCCTCCGCCTGCGCCGATAACGCATACATCTACAGTCGTTGTACCGCTAGGTAAATAACTAATTGAGAATGTTCCAGAACTTGTAAATAAGTGATATTTGTAAGAACCAATAGTTTTTATTTCATTTCCACCTGTTGCTGAAACAGAACCAGGAACCGCAAATGTTCCTGAAGAATTAAATGTGTGAATTGTGTAACCGCCAGAAGATGTGATAGTTCCACCAGTTGCCTGTTGTGAACCTGAATAACGACAAATAACTACGCCTGAGCCACCAGTTCCGCCTGCACCACCAGAACCAGCATTACCACCAGCACCTCCGCCACCACCAGTATTTGCTGTTCCACTTCCACCAGCATAACTTGTTGAAGATGAACCACCAGATCCACCACCACCAGTTCCACCAGAAGTTGCACTTCCAGATTGTTCGTTTATTTCTCCAGCACCACCGCCACCACGTGTTACAGCAGAACCAGTTATAGAAGATGAAAGTCCATTTCCGCCAACTCCACTTGTTCTTGATCCATAAGAACCTCCGCCAGCATTTCCACCAACTGCGCCAGCACCTCCACCACCACCAGAACTTGCGTAGGTTCCAGCATTTCCTCCAGCATAACCTTGTGTTGTAGAGGAAGCAGAAGCACCAGATTTTCCTACACCACCATTGCCTTGTGCTGCACCACCACCGCCTGAACCACCTGATTTTGCTACATCACTAACTACACCACTTGCTCCACCACCACCGCCACCGCCAGTAGAAGTAAGGGTTGTGATATTACCAGAAATGGATGAATTAGATCCATTAGTACCAGCAGTAGCATTTGTTCCAGCAGATCCACCTGCACCACCAGCACCAACTGAAATTGTATAAGAAGAATTATATGGCATCTGTAATGCTGCTTCAGCAGAGCCTCCACCACCAGTAGTTTCTCCTGAAACAGAATTGCGATACCCTCCAGCACCGCCTCCACCACCAGGACCATATGCACCAGAACCACCACCGCCACCTGCACCACCAGCGATAATTAAATATTCTACATTTAAATAAGTATTATAACCTAAATTACCTACGAGTAAACTATTACCGACTATACCAGTCTTAATGCTGCTTAGTGTCATTTAGTGCAGCCCCCTAAATTACGAAATTTCAGTGCCGAAAGCCTGGAATGTTAAATTAGCGTTAGATGCGTAAACTGTTATAACATCAGATGCGTTTATTGTAATACCCGCTGTGATTACAGTTGTATCAGATGCACCAAGTGTAATGTCATATGCAAAATAATGTTTATTTGCAAGTGCTTCAGCATCTGGACGAACAGCAATTCTATATGTTGCAGAAGTTGCTGCTAGATTAGCAACTGCAATTGTAGAGACTACAGCCTCTGTTGCAGACGGTACTGTATAAAGAGTTGTTGATGTTGTAGCAGAAGGATTTAACTGTCCTAGTACTTTATATGCTGTTGCCATTTATTTCTCCTTGTTTTCCTATTCTACCACACCTATGCACCCATTAGTAAAAATGGATGGAAGGATTCTCCAGTAATTGTTACGCTACCGCCGAGGGAAACAGAAGAACCATTAATAGTAATGCTAGATGTTGTAAGAGCAACTGTTGGAACTGGTCCAGTAGCATTTGTTAATGTAATTCCTGTCCCAGAAGTAAGAGCAGATATATCGCCAGTTTCGGCGGTATTTACCCAATTCGTTCCATTATAAACAAGAGTTTGACCAGAGGCAGCGGAAGAAATAACAACATCTGTTAAACCATCCAAAGATTGGATCGCTATACCTGCTAGAGGATACCAAGTATCATCTGTTGAGTCATAGACATATCCTGGTTTTGGAGTGTCTGTATTAAATGTTGGCATTATCGCTCCTCTGGTTTATTATATCAGATTTATTCTGGGAGTGTTACTAAATCCCAGGCCAAATCTGCTTCGTTCCAAGTATACATTTGTCCATCTGTTGGATATGGTACTGGTGCTTCCCACAAATATGTGTCAGCGTTCTTTATCCAAGATGCAAATGGCTGTGGAGCATAAAAGCCCGTGCCATCCCAATGATATCCAATACCAGCGTAGTTTTTATGAAGCGCTACACCGCTATCTGGATTTCCGTCTTGACCATAGTGTACGTTGCCACGGGTATTGTAAGAAGTTTGAATCCATGTACCGCCCAAATTATTCTCGCACCACTCTTTTGAGTCTGCAACAATAACTTGATCAACGATGCCGTCTACTACTTTAGCAAAGTGTGCCATTGGTTATTCTCCTTTTCCGTTAAACAATTTTACCGAATCTTTTAATGATACTACTCTTGATGTTACATACCCGCCCTGAGCATCAAGTTGTTCTTTTGCTTTTTTCTCATCTTCGGCGAGTACTTGAATAATCATATTAACCTCATATGTATAAGCATATGTTTCGAGTGTATCTTTCTTTTCTTCTTTATCTGACATTATTTTCCTTTGTTAGTTGTGTACTTATTATAGCAGGTTTAAGGTTTTATTTCTAATTTTATTATGCTGTATATCTGATAATAACTATACCTGATCCACCAGCGCCTCCAGTATTTGGACCATCTGCACCGTTAACATTACCGTATCCAGAGCCACCACCGCCACCGCCTGTATTTACAGTTCCTGCCATACCGTCAGTTCCGCTTCCTCCAAAACCACCACCACCACTAGTTACTTGACTATTACTTGCTCCAGGTAATCCACCTCTAACGGCAGTTTGAGTTCCTGCTGGTGGAATTCTTAATTGTGCACCTCCACCGCCACCACCGCCATAATAAACTGTTGTTCCACTTATATTGGATGTTGTTGCTGATCCACCAGACCCTCCATTGGAATAGTAGGCAAGACTTCCAGCATATCCAGTTCCCTCTGCTCCGCCACCGCCGCCTCCAGTTGCTATAGTAGGCCATTCTCCACTTTGATAAATTGATTGAACTCCACCAGCACCGCCGTTATTTCCTTCTCCAGAATTTCCTGTTCCACCAGCAGCATTTCCTGGAACTGATCCTCCACCACCTGAGCCTCCATTTGCACCAGCAGCGCTAGTGTCAGAACCGCCGCCACCACCACCAGTAGCAGTTACTGTTGAAAAAACTGAATTGGTGCCATTAGTTCCTTTACTACTAGCAGTTCCTGATCCATTTCCACCAGCACCTATAGTAATTGAATATGCTTGTGCTGTTACAGAAAATGCTGAACCCTTTTTTACTCCGCCTGCACCTCCACCACCGCCATTCCAACAACCGCCTCCACCTCCACCTGCAACTACTAGATAATCAACACTAAGACTTTGGCTAGGTGTAAAAGTTCCTGAAGATGTAAAAGTATGAATTGTATAGGTACCATCATATGTAATATTTCCACCAGTTGCTTTTGCTGCTGGCACAGTTGTTGGTGTTAAATTTCCTGAAGATGTAAAGTCATGAATAATATATGTTCCATCATTTTTAATCGAACCACCAGTAAATTTTTGTGGTATTGCATATCTTAAGATAATTCTTCCTGAACCACCTGGACCACCTGCTCCAAGTGCTCCTCCTCCACCGCCGCCAGTATTAGCAATTCCAGTTCCTCCATTTATTTCTCCTGCTTTTCCTCCTTCAGCAGCACCATATTGCCAATTTTGATAAGGCCAATTGGAATTTCCTCCTAAAGCGTGACCTCCTTGGTATCCAAGACCCATTGTAGTTGTACTTGAAGGTGTTCCTGCTCCACCTCCACCTGCAAGAAATACTTGATAACCAAGTACTGATGTGGTTAATCCAGCACCACCACGACCACCTTTGTCTGATGGAGCATTTCCTCCCACACCTCCTGCTCCGCCACCTCCACCGCCACCGCCAGCAGCAGCAGTTCCACCAGCATATCCTTGATTACTTATTGGACTAGCACCAGTTGTACTTCCAGTACCTCCAGCACCACCACCAGAACCACCAGTTCCTGGTGCATCACCAGTGTTTGCACCTCCACCACCTTTTCCTCCACCTGTAGAAGAAATAGTAGTTAAGCCAGAACCAGATATAGAAGAATCAGTTCCATTAGAAACTGTAGAGCCACCAAAATTATTTCCAGCACCACCAGCACCAATAGTTATTGTATAAGTTGTTGTAGGATTTAATGATGCACTAGTTTCTGCAGATGATCCTCCTCCAGAAGATTCTCCAGAAATAGAAGATCTGTATCCGCCAGCACCACCACCGCCACCAGTGCCGTTACCATATGTTACTGGGCCACCTCCGCCACCTCCAGCAACAATTAAATATTGAACCAATATAGAAGGAGCAGCGCCAAACCGACCAAACCCTCTAGCCGATCCTCCACCACGAGATCCAAGTATTGGCATTTAACCTACCCCTTATGCGAATTTAGTTTGTGCTGCGAATACTGTGAATGCTGATGCTACCGTCGAAGTATTTGCGACCTTAACTGCTGTGATTGAATAAATATCTACGCTTGATGCATTACCAGAACTTGGTGCAGTACCGCCTTGCCATTTTGTTACAGATGTTACTGCAGTACCGTCGATTTGCATAGCGGTTTGATAAAATGCTGTTGCTCCATTTGTTACGAGCATTGCAATAGTAAGTGATTGTCCTGTTGTCATTAAGTTAACAAGAGATGTTGTTGAACTACCACGCAAATTTAGAGTCCAGTTAGAACTTGCGCTGGAAGTATAATAAGCAACTGCACCTAAATCAAGAACATCATATGTTACAGTTCCTGTTGCAGAATAAGAAGTTACTGCAGCAGATTCAAGAATTTGTGCAATTTGTGTTGTACCAGTAATTGTTGGTCTATTAATTGCGGGGGCAGATGTAAAAGTACCTGCAATAAAAGTACCGCTTGTAACTGATGGATTCTGTAAAGTAGGTGCTACAAACGTTCCGCTTGTGACTGATGGATTTTGTAGAGTGGGAGCAGTAAGAGTCTTATTACTCATTGTCATTGTATTACTTGTGGTAGCAACGAATGTTGTATCTACCGACAAAGTTACGCTGCCAGCGGTTCCGCCTCCGCTTAAACCTGTGCCTGCTGTGACTCCAGAAATATCACCATCATTAGCAACCCATGAAGATCCATTGTAATATTGCCATTGATTAATTGTGCTACCGCCAGCATCTTGACGCAAAAATGCTACTGTTCCATGAACAGGAGATGTAATTGCTGCGTCACGTGCAGCGGGATTTAAAAAGTTATTAATACCTTCTCTTGAAGTCAGAGAATCTGCAAAACTAGCATCGCTAGAAAATGCATGAACACCTGTCCATGTATAACCTGCCGAGGTATCAATAGCACCGCCCAATTGTAACCATACGTCAGTTTCCTGATCGTACATAAAGGCTGGTTTGCCTGAATAGTTAAATGTTGTGGGCATAGTGTCTCCTTATGGTTTATTATAGCAGATATTCTGGTTTGAATACCCTGGCTATTTTACTAGTGCGTTGGCTTCTTCTTCAGTTAGGCCAAGGGCTAATAGTTTTGCTATACCGCTGGCTTTGGCTGCTGCTGCTGCCTCTTCCGCTGCAATACGGTTTGCTTCTGCTACAGCAAATGCTGCTGCGTCTGCCTCACGCTGTGCGATTTCTTCGGCGGTAAGTGGAAGAACCTGCTGCTCTCCCGTTTCACAATTAACTACGATCTTAGTTAATGTTTCTGACATTATTTCCTCCTTTGTTTTTTATTTAATATTAATTTAGTTAACACTATTTTCCTTAATTTTTCTTAATTCCATAAAGGTAGGCAGTAGAGTGTTGAACAAATGATGATCCATACTCTGGATCCAAAAGAATAGATGTAATTGCAGATGTATTTGACCATAAACCAGCGCCCATTGTAAGAAGCCAATCATTATTTGGAGCAGATCCTTTAGAGTTTGGATAGCCCATATCAGAAATTATGGACTTATTGTTTGAACTTGTATAATTAGGAATATAGAAACAACCATTTGCAAAAATATTTGCTGGCAATGTTGCAGTAGATCCATATTGCAAAGTATAAATAGCATTTGATTGTCCAAGATTTTGACCTGAAAAAACATTATTTAGAACAGTACCTAAAGTTCTTGCAGAAAAGCCACTTGTAGAATTATTAAATGTTATTTTTATATTGTCGTAATCTCCATCATTTCTATTAGTTCTTGTAGAAAGCATTACTAATAAATCGGTATAAGTCTGAGGTATAGAAGTAAACTCTATAGTTGAGGCTCCTCCACTACCAACTGTACTTGACGCTATAAAAGTAAACGTATTTGGCATATTATCTCCTTATGCACACGCAATTCCATATAGAGTAAGTGTTGATCCAACTGAATAGAACTCTTGGGCACCATTGCTAATTTGCAATTGAACACTAGTAATTGCCGCTGTACTTCTCCATAACCCAACACTTAGTCCAGCGGAATTAGTTGGTGATGCTACTCTATTCAAGGTTGTTTTAAATGAGTCTGTAGCAGAATAATTCATAATATGATGAAAATTTGATGAAAACACACCTGCAGTATTGTTTCCTGCAGGAATAACAGAGAAATAACCGATTCCATAATTACTTAGTCTTCCTGCAGAAGCGGATGATCCATTTCCTATAATCCAATTCCAAGAATAGTTGCTATTACCAGTATCTCCATTATATATAAACGTAATGTCAATACCGTCTTGAGCAAAAGTTCCTCTGGCCTGAATAACTACAACTAAGTCAGTGTAGGTTTGAGGTATAGAACTAAAGGTAACGCTTGAAACAGTGCTTCCTGTAATAGTTGATGTTGCAATAGGTTCATATGTTTTACCTGCTGGCATTATGCTACCGCCTTTATTCCATATAAGGCAATTTTAGTGCGGTCTACAAATCCACCAGCAAGTCCACTGAGATCTATTTGTGTTATTGCATTTGTTGTTGTTGTTAAAAGTCCGCTTGTTAAAAATGATCTTCCTATAGTATTAGTTTCAAAACCACCAAAGTTTTTTATAGTTTTATATTTGTTTGTATTAGTGTAGTCTAAAATGTCAATTACAAACGCCCCAAATACATTAAAGTTATTACCCTGTCCTCCTGGATTCCCTAAATTCATATAATTATCTCCACCAGTAAATGATGTTATAGAAGCACTATCGCCTCTTAAAAAGTTTGTTGCATATCCTCCAGATGGGGCAAGACCATTGAAACGCAAAAACCATGTATCTATGGTTCCTTGATCATTTCCTTTAACACTACATCTTAGTTGTAAATGTGTAAATGTTTGTGGTATAGAACTAAATGTAACACTTTGATTAGTATCTGGATATGCTGTAGCAATAGATTCAAAAGATGTGGATAAACTAAAACTTCCCCATCCAAATCCTTTAACACTACCTATTGAATCTAATACTGGACTCATAGGTTATCCTCACGCAAATTTAGTCTGGGATGCTAGAACTGTGTAAGAAGTGGCTGCTGTTTTAATGATGTTAAATACATATGCGTCGATGCTTGATGCATTCCCCGCCGTTGGTGCAGTACCACCCTGCCACTTTACGCTTACTCCGCTTGTAGCGCCATCTACTGTAATTACGTTTGGATAATAAGCAGTAGATCCATTTGTATTCATCCAAACAGCAGTAATAGAATCATTTGTAGCCAAAATACTTGTAAGTGATGTATTAGAACTGTGACGGAAATTTAAAGTATGATTTGCTGCTGAGTTATTTGTATAATACCAAGTTCCAGCGGTAGCAAGATCAATATTAATCGTACCAGTAGATGTACTAGCAGAAACATTTAGACGTTCTTCTGGAGATATAAGAATTGGATATGCAATTGTTTCTACTGTTGATGTACCTGCAAAAGTTGTGCTGCTTGTAATTGCTGCACCTATAAAGGTACCACCAGTTACAGATGCTCCTTGAATTGTTGGAGCAATTAAAGTTTTGTTTGTAAGAGTCATTGTGTTGCTAGTTGTTGCAACAAGAGTTGTATCTACAGCAACTGACGGTATTGGACCAGTACCATTTGTAACAGTAATACCAGTACCAGCAGATACTGCAGTTAAATCTCCTGGATCTCCCCAAGCAAGTCCACTTGTTGTACTTGAATCTGCTCGTAAATATTGTCCATTACTTCCAACTGTTAAAACTACTACGGTATCGTTTGCACTACCCGCTAGTAAATCTCCTTTTGCTGCAATAATTGCTTGTGGAATAAAAGGATTTCCAGTTGTAGAAGTAGATGAATCTTTATCTACCCAAATAATTCCTGATGTTAAACCTGATGTAGGTGCGTTATTGTTATAAATTGCAGTAGCGCCAATAACAGAACTTGTCATTGATCCATCAAGATCAACCCAAATATATCCATCTGGAATTCCTGATGGTGTAAAGTCTCCAGCAACTGGAGCACTTGATGTTGCATCTCCACCTGATGATGGACGTGCTTCTAGCAATGCAATATCGTCTTCAATTCCTTTTAGCCAGTAAGCGATACCACCAGAACCAATTCCAGCGGTAGTTGCAATAGAAGTATACGCTCCATAGTGATATGCTTTAAACGCATTCTGGATATCTGCTGAATCTGTTAAGCCTGGGATATTAACACTATATATCGTGCCAATACTTTCTACTGCCATAGGATCACCTCTCGAAAATTATACCACATTCTTACGATTCGCCTGCTTCGACTATAGTAATAAAAAAGTGGACAACTACTTCCTCAGCCAAATTAGACCAAGCGCTACTTACATATTCAACTGCTTCTAGATCTACTACTAGATCATCTCCAGAAATGCTTACAAGGGTCATTGCAGAGGCTACTGGGCTATCATGGGCAATGCTGTACTGAATGCTAAAGTTATCGGCTACAAAGGCTGTTTCTGCACTTGTAATGTCAGAAATAGGAATAATTACTTCTGCAGTACCGCTTGTAAATGTAACAGAATAATTTTTGCTAAAAATAGTAGGATTCATTTTTAATACTTCAATCCAGGTATCTCCACCTGGTTCTGAAACATACTGATATAAATATCCATAGTTTGCACCTGGAGATGTATTTATATATAAATCATTAAGTTCTGGAGTTTGACCAATTTCAACACTATTGGGATTTCCAGTACCAACAAATACTTGACTACCACGAATTCCTTGTGGACCAATATCTACAAGCAATTCAATTGTTGATGGTGGACCTAAAACCGTAATATCATCATTAGATAACAAAACCTCTGGCATTAGACAGCACCCGAAACCTGCTCTGTTACAGTAATCGTACCAGTTAGCAGAGTATAGACAAGCGAAGCACCAGAATCAACCTGTACGTCATAAACATAAGTTCCTGGTGCAAGTTGTGATCCAACACCTGGCAAAATCGTGCATGTAACTAAATCATTTGTTGAATCTACTACTGCCTGTGCTTCATACTGAACAACGCTTGTCGCAGCACCACGAGCAGTAGCAATAAAGAAATCTGCATCATAACCAGCAAGGTCAAAAGCAGATCCGTCAGAATTTTTTGGACGAATTACAAATTCATTTGTATCGCCACGATAGTAACTAAAATTATATGTTGCTGGAAATGCCATTAGCGTGACACCTTATAAATCTTTCCGTCTACTTTAATAACAGGCGGAATGTCAGTACGTGTATCACTGATTTTTACGACGGTAGGCAAAGTCATAACGATCCTCCTGGAGTTACATCTCCCAATACTCTAATTGTACCAATAACTGGAGTCCAAGATGTGTCTTCACCAGATACTGGAATGTGTGCTGTTAAATCAAAAGGTAGTTCTGCTACAACGGTTTTATAGGCTGTTCCCCACTTTTCAGTCAACGAGGCGGGGGCAGTAATAGTAACCGATCCAGTAGTAGCCGTAACAGACAATTCATCTAATACATCGCCACTTGCATCATAAGCAGTAGCCTCAAAATCCCAAGTAGATATATTCCATTTTGTTACTTCATCATCATCTAGAAAATCTACCTTTAGCGTAGCAGTATCGCCACGAACAACATTCCATTGAATAGTGGCTGGATTCGCTCCGAATTTATAGGTGTCAGAAACAACAAAGGATTTTTCGGTCATAATGTTTGATTATATCATAAAAATAAGGCTGAACCCGTCAGGGGCAGTGGGGGTGGGTAGAGAGCAACCTGACGGGCCAGCACGTTCATTTTAACATTATTTAGGACAATAAATAAAAGTTTATAACGATTAGGTAAATTTTTTCAAAAAGTGGGGGCATTTGCTTGACAACAATAATTAGTGTGTGTATAATAATTAATTAAGAGAGAAAATAGTAAAAGAATATAATATATATAATATATAGTTACTTATTAGCGTGATCTTCAAGATGAATCAAAATAGCGTCGTATAGTTTATCGACTTTATCCTCAAGCCGTGTTACTTGATCTTTCATTGAAGATCCACTGTTTGGCTTTAGTTCCATCATTATTTCTTGCACATATTTTTTCAAGATCCACCTCAAAACTAATCCCACCGAGCCGACGATTCCTATGATCGTTGCAACGAATCCAGCCCATTCTTGTGGTGACATAATGAAGAAATTATATCACGTATTTCGGCGGGACGCAAAAAGAATAACAAACCATCAATGACTAATATGAGTAAGCATACTCTATAGCGTCAAAGTTCTGGTTTTATATTCTCCTATGCTATATAATGGCTAGTATGGATGAAGAACGTGAAGTCAAACCCTGGGATCTATTAAATCCAAGTCAGCCAAGATCTAGTGAAAATCTGCATGAATCTAGATTAGCAATATGTCGGACATGTGAGTTTTTTAAACCACGAGTTGAGAAATGTGCTAAGTGTGGATGTTTTATGAAGTTAAAGACGAAATTAGAGAATGCTAAATGTCCGATTGGGAAATGGTAATTTTACATCCCGCCGATTTTTTGCAAATAGGCAAAATAGTTTAACAAACCAAATAGCAGGATTAAGAGCGCTATAGCGTATTTTATATAGACCACCAGCCTCTTATGGTACCGCCCTCTACTGGGCATTTATAGGCTAGATGTTTTCCTTCTTCATAATATTGCTTAAAGAGTTTATAGTGTAGTTCACGATCTGGTTCATGTGTATACCGCCCACAATGAGGGCAAACCTCTGAATTGACATATTCGTATACGTGGATACAGGATTTGGGGTTTGTCATGTTTTCATTATAGCAAATTAGGTATAATGGGGTTATGGCTACTATTGTAGATATTGATGATACATTGCTTCGTTACGGTACCCGCCCGATTCGTAGGGTTATAGATTATGTTAATGCCCTGCCTGGATCTATTATTATTGTAACTGGTAGGCCAAATTCTCAAAGAGCAGAAACTGTTAGAGCATTAAGAGCAGCAGGTGTCAAATACTCTAGGTTGATTATGAATCCATACTCTACCCGTGAATCTAACAAGCATAAGGCTGAAGTTGCAGAGAGATTAAAAGGATCTGTGGATCTTGCTATAGACAATGATGCTGGTGCTAGGGCTGCATATAGTAGAGCAGGCATAAAAACCAAGAATCCCGCTTCTTTGCCAGACATGAAGAAGTTCTGGTTAATTTCCTAATTTCATAAAAATCTGAATATTTTTCTAAGATGTATGATGCATGATTTAGAAAAAAAATACAAAAAAAATAGTGCGACCACTATTGGAGAGATCGCACTACGGCATTTTATCTAATTGGTTTAGTGCCTTGTAAATACCCGTCAATTCCAAGAATATCGCAAGTAATTTTTACTCGCTGATTTTTTTTCAATGCTGATTTATACAAGTCAATAAAATAATAAACATCTTCTTTAGTTGGCAATTCCATGCTAGAAGTATTGCCTGCCATGCTAGTTATTGTTAGTTTCATTTAGTATTTCTTCTTTCTCTAGTTGTGTTGCTTTGTGATACCCTTCGGGGCTTCCGTATTTTGTTATCCATGCGAGCCGTAATTGTTGCTCATGAGTGTAGGTCATACACACTCACAAGGCTCAACGGCGTAATCGTCATCATCTCCGTAGAAGATAACGCCGTGACCATAACACTCGTCACAGTTTATTCTTTGAATTGAGTTTATCATCTTAGTTATTCCTTTCTGAATAGTGAATTGTAGGGATAATCGTAGCACTATCCACTGACATTTCTAATACTGTGTAGCCATGAGCCACAAGAGTATCCATGAGGTCATTTATCTGACGCTCTGAAAGCATGAGTTTATTTATTTCGGAAAGTTCAATTCCATCTTTTTCAATTGTGTAATTTAGTGTTAGCATTTTTTCTAACCTTTCTTTAGTTTCTAATAATGGTAGTCTATCTGCTACCACTGACATTTCGGGGGGTGGTTTGTGGGTATGTCTGGTCATACCCGTTGTGACTTATCTCACACTATTTAGCGAATCTATACAATTCGGACATATCGCAGGGATACTGCGTTTAGAGACATGAGTGGTCTGACCACAGAGCATACAATTTTTCTTAGTCATTCTAGTTATCCTTTCTTAGTGAGTAACGTTGTAAATAATCGTAACGATTGTCATGACAGTGATAATCACTGCTGGCACCTTGTATTCATCAAGGTATAATTCTAGGTTATCGAGTAGGTCGTATAGCATCTTAGTTGTCCTTTCTTGACTTTCTAATACGGAGTATTCTACACGATACCTCCGACAAAGTCAAGGCGACACGCCGATAAAATAAAATAAATTTTTGTTATAGAACAAATCGGACATTTCGGACTGGCGGCATGGCGGCAATTGTCAAATCGACACGCCGATACTTACGGGCAAATTATTTTATGCCCACGATCTTGTGACCCAATTCACAAAAATAGTTTTCCAACACGCCCGAAATACAGGGCAAAATGTCAGTGGGTCATGTTAGACTTTAGTCATAACAAAATAAAGAAAGTTCCAAAGAAAGGAAACTAATATGAAAAATCTAATAGGTAGAATTACTGAACACGATTTAGCAATGGCTAATCGTATCGCTGATAGAAGTAATCAGACACCTGCTCAGGTGCTTAGAGACTTCAACGCTTTTCTAAATGAAGTAGAAAAGTTTGAAAATGATGAAGAGGAGTGTGAGTAATAAATGAAAAAAAATATTTTGATTTCATACATCGTTGATGTTGATACAGATTTAGATGCATACTTTGCATTGCAAAAATCTCTACGTAATTTGCCTGATAGCGAATTAGAAAAGTTTGACGCATTTGAAATTTTAGATGTTGTTGAATAAATAAAAAAGTCTGTCAATAAATTTGGCAGACTATAAATTTGCCGCCACGTTCGGGCGTGTCGCAACGCTGTGAGATTAGTCACATGTGAGTTACGTCACAATGTCCGATTTGCCCCGATTTTCGATTTGATTTTGTCAGTCTTTTCTGATAAACTTACGGAGTAAGAAAATAGAAAGGTAGGTCAAAAATGACTACACTAAACCAAATTGAAAATCTAGGCGTATGCCTAACTGATAATGTCTGCGTATTCTGCTCACGCATGATGGATGGATGGGATCGCTTCTGTCCAAACTGTAAAGACTATAAAGGCGTGATGAATGTCGTCGCTGCCGTTGGATACTATGGTCCAGACATTCTGGGTGTGTGAGAAATCACATTCCCCAAGCGTGTGTCTAATTTGACTTTCACGCTAAAAAATGAAATAATAGAATTATTAGAAAGTATCTTAGAAAGGATAACTAAATGAAAACTTATTCAATTCCAGACCTTCTTGTAGGTCAAACTTACTACCCTCGCTCACTTGCGAGAAAATACCAATACGGCGAAATTACTTTCGCTGAAAAGCGTGAGGATATTTGGCTTGACGGCTATGAAGCCTACGCAATTCGTTTCAATGGCTCTCGTTGGGCTACTGTCGCAGTAAAGGTGGCAGACTAATGAAACTTCATGAATTCCAAGAATTAGTCAAGAAAGAGCGTGAGGCTACTCGCTTGACAAACCTAGAGAAAATCGCTAAACTTGTCAATACAACTAACACACCCAAGAAAGGTAAAAACTAAAATGACAACAACTAACTATACAGACTACCCATTCGTGGTAGATGGCGTAAAATTTATTTCACGCATTAACGCTAACTCTCCATTCGCAGGCTCACTTGCTAAACTTCCTACGCAGGTTGTAACAGACCTAAATATTCAGGCAGTAACAGAATTAGTAGGTAATGCTTCACTTCTAACTCGTGATGAATTACTTTCAGAATTAGAGCGTGTCAATGAAGGTGGCACTCATGCGTTCATTCTACTAGATGAGGTGTCTAACTAATGATGACTCGTAAAGACTATATTGAAACTGCTAACATTCTCGCTGGATTTTCTGGCGAGATACACCCACAGGTATTTGAGGATTTGGTAGAGGAATTTGCTCAATTCTTTCTCGCTGATAATGACAGATTTGATAAAGCCCGTTTTGAGAAAGCGTGTGGCGTTGATGAGTTAGGACTAATAAACGCATGACAGAAATAATTTTGACATTCGCTCTAATTTCATTCGGCGTTTTCTTTTTTGGAATGCTAATGAATTTGCGTAGATTTGAAATTGAAAATAAAAATTTGCGTAAAGAAATTGCTGAGATGAAATGGAATGAAATAAAGATCTAAATTAAATTGTTGAAACTTTGACTAAATTGGTTGAAGTTTCAACATTTGCCGCCACGTTTTCCACAGGGTTATCCACAGGGTGTTTATGACGTGATTATTATCACACCTGAATTTTTCCCGAAATCTGGGCGTGTCTGATTTGAAAATGTCAGTAGAAAATGATAGGCTAGAAGCCTGAAAATGAAAGGAAAACTAATGAATAGTTTAGACAGAACAAAAATACTTGATAGCCTAATTGCTATCGCAAAAGAAAAAGGTTATAGCGAATACGCTTATTCTTTTGGAGTTATCTCCACTTACCTCACAGATGAAAATCTAAAAGACCTACAACGCTTTGTAGCAAATGAAAAAAAAGATTTGGAAAAATCAAAACAGAAAGGAAATATCTAAATGGGATTAGATATGTATCTCCACGCTAAGAAATACGTGGAAAAAGTTAATTGGCAGGCGTTACAGGATAATGATGAATTATCCTATGACTCTCCTGAAGTAGTATTCCCTCTATGGAATAATATTGTTGAAACGGCAGGAATGAAAGATGTTGCCGTTGATATCTATGGCGTTCATGTTGAAGTGACTTGTGCTTATTGGCGTAAGGCTAATCAGATACACGCTTGGTTTGTAAATAATGTTCAAGGTGGCAACGATAATTGTGGGGAATACTATGTATCCCATGAGAAATTGAAAGACCTACTTGATCTAGTTAATAGGGCTTTGGCAGAACGCAACCCTAATTTGCTACCCCCACAAGAAGGATTTTTCTTTGGCTCTACTGATATTGACGAATGGTATTGGAATGACCTAAAGAATACTAAGTCTAAATTGGACAGAGTATTTGCTCTGCCTGAAATGTCCAAATTGTCCTTTTACTACACTTCCTCGTGGTAATAGGGCGTGGGGATTTGATTTTGTCAGTCCCCCATGATAGGATTTCAGTATTGAAAGAAAGGATAAATAAAAATGGATAAATTGGAATACGCACTACGCACTATCGCTAATTGCGATTTGTGCTACGGAAAAGGTTATCATGGCTTTGCTAATGGCGAGGACTATGACATTGAGGATTGCGAGTGTAATCCTTATGGACTAATTCTTGATGAGGACGGAGATGTAATTTGGGATAACGGATTACTCTCTGAAAGTGAATTGTCAATTTTCGCAACAGGCGAGGCTAACTAATATGGGAAGCAATATGGCAACAGAAATGGCAGACGGAACGCTTGATGAGTTAGGTATCCACTTAGATATTGAAACTCAGATAGGTATTCACCTACGGGCTAATCACTATCCACCCGTTCCTAAGTCAATGGTCGCACCTTGTATTGAGGCTATTGACGCCGTAAATGACCTAGGCTTGTGGGATTTGGAAATACCTATGCCTGAAGGCATAACCTATAAAGGTTTGACTACTGCCCCTGCTTGGGCTATTATTGAACAACACCACCTAGACGCATGGGTGATTGAAAGAGAGGAATACTAAAATGCAATATGACACACTAAATAAAATTTGGTATGATGAAAATTCGTGGCATGAGGCTATGAGAGAGGAAATGGAAGACTAAAATGGAATATATGTATGTAATAACTACTTACTATGACGGAGAGTTATACAATACTCACCGAATTGCTGACTTTACTGATGCTGCTCAACTTTGGGCTTTGTGTAAAGACCACGGCAACGCTAAAGAATACGCAACCTATAATCTCACAGACCCAACAGGTAAAATGTATACAAAAAACTTTTATGCTGACGGCAGAGTAACTATAAAATAGGCTACAATGCTAACTATGGATTATCGCATGGTTGATGTGCTCAATGCAGACCAATTAGAAGAAAACGATCTAATTGGTATTGCAGAGAGTATTGTCAAAATTATTTCTATCACACCAACTAAAGAAGGTTTTGTTTTAATTCATGAAGATGAGTATGGCGAGAAAGATGTGCTAGAAATTTTTGATGATGAACAATTTGAATTATTTATTTTAGAATAAATTTGCCGCCCCGTCCGATTTGTACAGAAACTCCCAATTACGTGGGATTTGATTTTTTTCCCGAAATCTGATAAGATTATTTCATGTATAAAAAAACGCAGTCAGAAATACGCCGTATTCAAGAGTTACGGAGATCTAACGCTGCTGCCCCATTAAGGAACAAGAAAGTTTATTCCCGAAAAGTTAAACACAAAAATTTGACAAAACCACACTAAAATGTTATTCTTGAAGGTCAGAAAGGAACCCCATGAAACTAAAACGCTCTAACGATAGAAAGGTAGCCAATGCCGTATCACCAAACGGAAAAACCCCAACGATTGCCAACACTTTCGGATTACCTGCTGGAAAAGATTTCTCATGCCCTAACCAAACACCTACTTGTTCTAAGGTATGCTACGCAGGAAAACTCGAAAAGATTTACAAAGGAGTAAGGGATACTCTACTCCATAATTGGAACCTGCTCAAAGACGCAGACCATGACACTATGGAAAAACTTATCTCCGACATGATAGATGAGTTTAGGGCTGATTGTGATAAACGCAATGCCCCGAAACTTTTTCGTATTCATTGGGACGGGGACTTTTTCAATGACACTTACACTTTCGCATGGAAGCACGTTATTCTAAATAATCCTGACATACAATTTTGGGTTTATACTAGAGTACCCTCCGCAGCCCGTATGCTAAAAGAGATTGACAACTTATCTCTCTATTTTAGTACTGATACAGATAACAAACAAGAAGCCGTAGAGTTATCTCAAAGTGGAATTAGATTAGCATACCTTGCCGATACTTTCGCAATAGGACAGGCAGATATGAAAGATATGATTGGCAGGGTAGGTGCTAAATGCCCTGAAAATAAAAAAGCAATTCCCCTAATTGACAAAGAAGGCTCTGCTTGTGTAAAATGTTCCTTGTGTGTCTATAACAAGGCAGACATAGTGTTTAGTGCCAAAAAGAGATAAGGGGACTAATGGAAACAATAATAATCTTATTAGTGATAGGGCTTCTGCTTGTGTTCGCAGGGCTAGGTCACTAATCTCAAATAATGAGATTTATGGTATTTGGACTTGACAAAATACAACCCAAAATGTCATAATAATACAGTAATAACAACCACTAGAAAAGGAGAAACAAATGGCAGGTCGTAAGTCAGCACTATACAAGGTAGGAGATACCTACACTTCACAAAAGTCTAAGGTAACAGGTGTTATCAAGGAAATCGTGCCGAACGCCAATGGCTCGGTTCGTGTAAAACTTGATGTTGAAGGCAATACACGCTGGACAACTTGGAAAGCGTAATTTTAGCGTAGGCTAACCTGACCTGAGCATGTCAAGGCTAAACTGCTCAATTTGATTTTTTATCTTAGAAATGCTAGGATAGATACCCCACAGAAAGGAAAAACAAATGGCTAGAAATAACAAATCCATAAATGTCAAAATTGCCACCACAAAGGTAATCAAGGCATTAGAAACAAAGTTAGCACAAATCCAAAAGGATAAGGCTAATCAAGCAACTAACGAGGAGAAGTATCAGAAGGCTCACGAAAAGTGGTCTAAAGATGTTGCTAAACTCGCTCTCAACGCTATCAGCAAGGCAGAGGACTTATCTGCTAATCTAAGATACAATGGCATGGTTCATGTTTCTTTTGGCTTGCCTAAAGGTGCTATTGACCTACCAAAAGAACCTGAAAAGGATTTTGACACTTATCATGAGTGGCAATACAAGGAAATGGTAGATGAAATTGAGAACGCTATCCGTATTCTCAAGATGACAGATGAGGAAACAGTTTCCACTTCTACTTACAACTCTATCGCAAGATACTTGTAAATTACTCTCCTGAGCATGAGATAAAACTGCTCAACACACCAACAGAAAGGAAATACAAATGACACTCGGAGGCTATACTTACCAGGTCGGTGACTTATTCACCACAAGCAAAACAGGTATCACAGGTCGTATTGAAAAGTTCGTTCCAATGCGTCACAATGTCACCAAAGTTATGCTACGCTTGGCAAATAACCAAACCAGATTTGCTATGGTAAAAACATACTAATAGAATTGTGACGGGTTTGAACTGTGTAATCATCTAGATTCCCGTCACAACAAAATTGTTCTCTGCGTTCAAGGCAACCTGCGATGCAAAACTAGATTGCATTGATCTTGTTGCGAAAGTCCCTTGAGAACCTTCATCCTGAGCATGATGTAAAACTGCTCCCAAAATTTGCCGCCACATGTGATTTTTCTCACAGGGGGCATTTACGGCACGATTTGTATTTTTCCCTGATTTCTGCTAAACTAAATACTTACCAACAGAAAGGAAAGCCCTAATGATATCAACAGCATTAGCAATACAAGAGGCAACGAGAGATGCCGTTCATGATGAGGAAGTTATGGGAATGGCTTCTGCTATTTTTCATCACAGACACGAACTAGATGAAGATGATTTTATCAAAGCAATGTATATGTATTCTGCTCATCTATCAGCGATGACTGCTACTCTAGTTACTCATGCCTGCTTGACCGAAAGCCAAATAAATGATATGCTAGAAACAATAAAAGAAATGGAAGCAATGGGAAAGGACATTGAATAAATGGAAACAAATAACGAAACAGTAGTACCAGCCCACTACAACCCTAACCAGTTAGTAACCTACAAGGTTATTGATTTGGATGCGACGGACCAAACTATCTCATATCCCACCGTAAAGGTAACAGAGATTGAATGGGACCTAGAACAAGCCCGTAGAAAATCTAAGAGACTATCAGAATATTCTGATAAGGTAGGACAATTAGAAAATCGTCTTCCTGAATATCTTGATATGGATTCAGAGGAGATTGTCTCTGATATCTGCAGCATCTTTGGATTAAATCCAACTAGAGATATTGAATTCGAAGCAACTGCAACAATCACAGGAACTGTTAGCATCCCACTTGCAGACCTCAAAGATTTTGATATTGATAATCTTGATTTGTATGTCAATGTCGATTCATATGCATACGACGTAAGTGCAGATGCAGAAGTGGATAACATCACAACTTTGTGATAGGGGGCTATCCAAGATCCTGGGCCATGATTTAAAACTGGCCTTTTAAATTTGCCGCCACGCAAAACCTGGCTTTGTCAAGTTTACGGCGTGTCGGGACATTTCCCCAATATAGTTTGACATTCTCACCCATGTCTGCTAAGATTGGTTGTAAATAACTAATGAAAGGAAAAAAATGGCTCACGAA